ATGGCCGTTTCCCCTCCAATTCCGAGCGTTACGCTTGGATAGTTGGAGATGATGCCGTGATCGTAGGATCTCCTGTTGCGGAGGTCTACGAACACTTCTGCGAGACTATTGGTCTGACGATAAATCAGAGCAAGAGTCTATCCTCACCACGATGTGTAGAGTTCTGCTCTACATTCATCACACCGGAAGGCATCTTCAAAAAGAAGAAGCTCCCGGAACTAGTGAAGCTCGGCTCTCTAGTTGAGTCCATAAGATATTACGGACTTGAGAGATTTGTCCAACATTTCCCTATATACAGGGATCTGTCCATGGACATAGCGAAAATCCCAGAACCTTTTGGTTTGGGAAAGCCGGTGGATGAACTCCAACCGACTTCGCTGGGGCACATATCATCTGTTATCCAAGCAAAGCTCCGTGCAGGAGCCTTGAGGGATATGAAAGATGATGTTTCCGTGGCCCGTGATATCTTTCACGGGTTTGGCCGATCTGGATTTCTCAATCCAGAGCAGGACGCTTCTTTGCGTCCAATACCTTTCCACGAATTTAAATTCGTGGATAAGGCGTACGAGCCCAGCACGGAGCCATACTTAACTGTTTTTGAGCTAAGTATGTTGGAAGAATTGGACGGCCTTATTCAGACCGTCAATTCTGCCCTTATGCAGTCTGAGAATGCTCAGAATGCATGTGAACGTATTGGTCAAATGTACCAATACTTCCTCTCAAGGTACCCGAATGACCTGCGATGCAGGGCTAGTAACAACCCCGGTCGACAGGCTCGAGTCCTGAGGATAGCTCCTGACAAGGGAGCCAGGCCTCGAACCTCAGAATTACAACTTTTAGTTGATCTTCTGAGGGTCTCCCAATCTTCTGATTATGAAAATCAAGACTTGGGAGGTGGTGGGATTGAACGATAACGTTCAATCGCAGTTTCGCGTGACTGGTCAGGATCTATTTGACTCTGACCAGCTCCAATTCTCTCAGGCGGCTTTAATGGCCGTATTAGTAGAGTTGGAGCACGGGCATCCGGGTACATTAGCCTTTGTGGTTAGGCTGATGGCCCTAGCGGCAGACGGATGGCGTTTCAACGCCACCGCTTCGGACCCCCAAAGATCATTGGAGGTCCAAGCCGAGTTAATTTCGCTGCTGATAGACATCGATAAGAGTCTATCTGCACGCCAGCGCACAGGAGGTATCCGATGATGGACACCAAGACGAACACTGCGACGGCAGCATCCGTCAAAGAGCATCCTTCTGA